GCATTATGTCTGGTATGAATCCAAACAATGCAATTATTGCTTTACTACAGATGCGAAGCGACAAACTTGTATCAAGAGATTATGTACGCAGAGAAATTCCTATGGAGTTAAATGTCACTCAAGAAGAGCAGCGTGTGGATATTGAAGAGATGCGTGATTCTTTGCGCGTTGCTGTTGCTCAGTATGCTCAGACCATTCCAGCACTTGCAGCCCAAGGTCAAGATCCTTCTCAGATTGTTTCAAGAATCGCCGAGGTTATTAAGGGTCGCCAAAAAGGTAAACAACTTGAGACGATAATTGAAGAAGTATTCGCCCCAGAACCAGCACCAGAAGTTCCAATGGGCGAAGAAGTTCCAGCAGCAGGTATGGCCCCCGTTCCTGCCTCGCAGCCAACTCCAGAACAAATGGGTGCGGCCCCTGCTGCTGGCTCTCGTCCAGATATAGCGTCATTACTCGCATCTATTGCAGGGTAAGGGAGGTGTGAAATGAAAAAAGGTGGTCGTGCAAAGGCTCCAATGGCTAAGCCAACCGAAGGCAAGAAGGATATGAAGAAGCCAGGCGGTAAGGTTGAATTTGGATATGCTGGAAAGGCTCGTAAAGGCAAGAAGGCTTAGTGTTATTAGAGAGGATAGAGCGTGGACGAAGATAAAGATTACGTACCACGCTCTGTCACTCTTGCAGATTTCTTAGTAGTTATGTCAGGTTTCTTTGTTAATATAGTGCGAGCCGTAGAGATGCTTGCATCAGAACTTTTAGATTTAGCAGTGTATAACGCAAATAGAACAACAAAAGTTTCCAGAGTATGGGAACAGTTCACATCAGATTTAGAGAAGATGGAGGATCCAAATGGCTAGAGGGCCTATGGCAGGTGTATCAGGACCTGGTAAATTCTCCAAGAGAACAGATGGTTTATCTTTTGAATCAACAGAGTATGGCTCAGGTGTAGAGAACGCCGCTAATAAAGCAGGCGCTCCACTAGCGACAACTCCAGATGTACGCCCAACATCTCGTAGCGAGATGGGTATGGCTCCAAGTCAAATGGAACCAGTAACTCCGCTATATGCTCCATCACAACGTCCAGATGAACCTATCACTGCAGGTATTGCAATGGGTGCAGGTCCTGGTCCAGAAGTTATGGGAGCAGCACCAATTAGAATTAAGACATCAGATACTTTAGCCAAACTACTACCTTTTGATGATACTGGCGAAATTGCTATCTTGTATCAAGAGGCACTAGCACGAGGTAACTAATGTCAGATAGCCTCAAAGCCGCATCAATGGCTGCTGGACTAACTGAAGCAGAGAAGCGTGAAGTTAATGCTCTTATTAAAGCAGTAACTGTAAACAAGCAACTCAATAATCTTCCAGCAGATGTAGCCAATAAGGTTTACAACTCAAAGCCAATTTCACAACAGCAATCTTTAGCGCAAACATTTGGCACAGAAGATCCTGTAGTTAAGCCTGATAGAGGTGCGCTAAGTACTGCTTGGCATTACACAGGTGGCGCAGTATGGAATGCTGGCAGCAAGTTAATGGCTGGCTTACAGAATGTATCAGATTTTACTACTCGTCTTTATAGAACTGCTGCTATCGGTACAACCCAAGGAATGGGTCTTGCTGATGCGTGGGATGAAGCAAATGACAAAGGCGATAAGGTATTTAATCCTGGTCGCATAAGTGATGCTCGCGCTAAGTTTGGTAATACTGCAGTTACTATTGCAATGCGTATTGCTGCTGGCGAAGAACCAGAAAAGATTATAGCCTCTGCTACTCCAGAAGAGCAGAAGTATGTTCGACTTGCATACAAAAAGACTGGAACTCAAGCAGAACAAGATTTGTTTCAAGATACTATTGATGCAGTTAATGCCTCTAAGTATTCTCCAGGTAGACAAGTTGCAAACCTATTGCTTCCAAAGCAGATTGAAGGATCAGGCTTAGCCTACAAACTTGTATCTGGTGTTGTTGATGCTGCCTATAGAGTATTTGCAGATCCACTTATTATCGGTGGTAAAGTATCTAACGCCTATAAAGTTTCTAAGTATTCAGTAGATGTCCTCTATGGCAACTTTGCCAAAGGTGGACAGAAGATGCAAGACTACTTTGCATCGGCAAATGGTAAGGCTTTCTGGGATAACTACGGCGCTAAACTAGATGAACTAAGGACTGCTCGTAAATCAGGTGAAGCAGAAAAAGCGCGTATCGCTGATGCTGAACTACGCCGTTTAGCACCTGAGTTTGGACCTGCAGTTATAGATGATTTCCTTAAAGCAGACCAGCCAGTAACTAATGCACTTACTGCACAGGCTTACTTTGAGAACGCAGATAATGCACTCAAGATGCTTAAAGGTGGAATTGCTCGTAAGCGTGTGGTTATGCCAGTGCTTGATGCTAAGCGTAAGACTCGTATTGCTATTGCTACCACAGCCAATAAGATGTTTGATATTGATACAATGGGTTCTAAGTTTGTAGAAGCAACCTACTTTGGTGATGCTACGACTACTGATGGAATCAAAAATACTCTCATCAATGGCAAGAAGACTACTGTCGCAGAAGTAAACGCTGACGATAACTTCAAAGAAATTGCACGTCCATCAATGGCTTGGATTATGAAGCGTATTGATAGAGCAAAGGCTAAATTTGCTATTGCTCCGATTTTCCGTGATGATACTTTTGATGTAACTTCCAAAGATGCTCCAGAGCAGATGTATCGCCTTGCTCGTCTTGTTATGACTAAGCGCGACAGCCAGTTGATCCAGCAGACCTTTGCATCTGTTGATGACGTAGGCGAACGTAAAGAAATGTTCTATGGACTCTGGTCCACTATTGCTGATATTCGTGGCCTTAATACTACAGAGCCTGGTATGGCAATAGTTCGTCGTTTGACTGGTAAAGGCGAGGCTAAATTCCAAGCAAGTCGTTTTGGCGATGAGTACAAAGATGTTGGCGCTTTACCATCTGATTTTAATAATTTTGTGTCTGCACCTAGCCTAGTAGATATTGATAGAGCAGCGGCACGTAGCACTATTATTCAAAGAATGCTTGGCACTGCCAACAAAGACTGGGTAGATAAGATGACTGGTGCTTGGTCATTTTTAACTCTTGCTGGTCCACGTTACGCTATTCGTAACGCTACAGAAGATTTAATGGTTGCTTTGGCTATTGGTCAGGTAACTCCTTGGGGATTGGCTAAGTCTCGCTACCTATCCACACGTATCAATACAGCACTTGGAGTTCGTAAAGGATTGACCAAGGGCGAAAAGATGGCAGAAGACCCATTGGGTTCTATAATGCGTATTCTGAATAAAAAAGAGGCTGGCAAATACGAAGCAGAAATTGCTGGTCTTGATGACGCAATTAGAAACGCCAAGGCTGAAATCAAGTCATTACGCGATGAATTGAAAGTAACCGATAAGACTCTCAATCCAGGAAAAGTGATTGACATTGAGCGTCGTATTGATGAATTACGCCAAAGCACTCAAGGTGGCTTAGTTCAACAAACCCGTAACATTCTAGCACGTTCACTTTCTGAGGGTCGTGTCAACAGACTACGCACCAGACTAGGTGGCAGTGCGCTAGATGACGAAGAGTTACAGTTACTAGCAGAACAGATTACTTACGGAAATATAGATAACACTGTATCTATTGTTTCTGAAGGTGGATTTAACTTTGCTACTGGTAATGATTACATTACCCGTACGGTAAACTTCCAAAAGGCTACAGGCGTTCGTATGTCTGCCTTGGAAATAAACGTTCCTAACAATATGTACTCTCGCGCACGCGGAGAACGTGGATTTAAGTCAATACCCCTAGGCGCTCAAGATGAAGCCTCAATGATCGCTTGGTTAATGCGTATTTCTTACTACGCTAATGATGAACTAGGCGCTATTGCTTTGGCTAACGCTGACAATCCAGATGCTGTGAAATTGGTTTATGACTGGATTATCAAGCACCCAGAGTTTTCTAAGAATGCACGTCTTTCAGCACAGGGCATTGACGAAATGCAGCACGCAAAGATTGTAGTAAACCGCGCAAAAGAAGTAATTGCTAAAGGCGACATTGATGATATTGAAAATATTGCCATCAATACAGAACTTCTTGATAAGATTCGTGTTTTTGATGACGAAAAAGGTCGGTATATCATCTCTGGTCGTCTATCGTTAGACGATTTACCAAGTAACCCAAGTGACCTTCCATCGTATGTCATTGGACCTACCCTTGTTCCAGTAGCAGATGCTGGTAGTTACACCGCATCCATTATGACAAAGGGCTGGACTTGGCTAGGTTTGTCTAACGCACGTCTATCGCGTGAACCTTTGGTCATCAATGAGATGGTTAAGATTCGTAAGCAAATGAAGAAGTCTGGATTCTATGACGCTTACATCAGTTCTTTCTTAAAGAATGTAGATACAACTAAGCCAGCCAAGGTAGAAGCAGCAACAAACCTTGCAAAACGTAAGTTGGCTGAGGCTATTGAAGAAAGAGCAACATCGCAGATACTACAGTATGTAGATAATCCGTTGGTTCGTTCACAGATTGCTTTCTCTTCTCGTAACTTTGCTCGTTTCTATCGCGCTACTGAAGACTTTTATCGCCGTGCTTATAGAGCAGTTCGCTATAATCCTGAGTCTATTGTCAAAGCAGGTCTTACCTATGAAGGTATTACCCACTCTGGATGGATTCAAAAGGATGACCAAGGCGAACCATACTTTGTTTATCCAGGTATTGAGCCAGTTTACCGTGCAGTACAAGGCGCATTACAGGCGCTAGGCGTACCAGCAGAGTTTAAGACACCATTGCCAGTTCAATTTGGTGCTCAGTTGAAGATGATTACCCCATCTCTCAACCCAGATTCTCTAGCGCCTACATTTGCTGGTCCTTTGGCTGGTGTATCTGTCAAGATGGTTTCAAATCTTGTAGGTATTTTCAATCCAGGCGCTGCAGATACCATAACACAACTTGCTTTAGGTAAGTATGCTGTAGATCAATCAATGGTTTCAGCGTTCTTGCCAGCACATATCAACCGTTTGTATGCAGCAATGAATCAAGATGAGCGCGATAGCCAGTATGCCAGCGCTTGGCGTAAGGCTGTTACCTATCTTGAGGCTGGTGGACACGGATTACCTAAGAAATATGATGAGGCTGGAAACTTAATTCCACCTTCAGCAGAAGAACTTGAGTCATATCGTCTACGTGTGAAGAATACAACGGTATCTATTCTAGGAACTCGTTTCGTATTTGGTTTCTTTGCTCCAGCATCACCGCAAGTACAACTCAAGAGCGATATGGCTGAGTGGGTACGTGATAATGGACGCGCTAACTTCAAGCAACTCTGGAACAAACTACTTGACCAGTACCCAGGCGACTATGACGCTGCAATGGCTAAGTGGGTTGAACTATATCCAGACCAGATTCCATTTACAGTACCAGAATCAGAGCGCAGTACGGTTGCATACTTCCGTTACGCTGAAGAATCAGGTGCTTTCGTAGATCAAAACCAAGGCTTGTTCAAGAAGTATCCTCAAGGTGCAGCATTCTTGATTCCACATAAGGCTGGATTCTCTTGGGATGCTTACAAGACTATGACTGATATGGGCCTAAAGCGTAATAAGTCAGTTGCTGACTATCTACGTGAGGTTCAAACAGCAGCAGATTTACAGCAATACTATGCAAAGCGTAATTCTTATGAAGAGTCTTTAACTCAAGTAGGAACTGACTTTGAACGTAGTCAATTACGTAAAGAGTTTACTGACTGGAAGACATTATTCTTCGCAGGTCGTCCATTGGTCGCAGAAGAACTGTCGCAAGGTAGCCAAAAGGCTATTGAGCGTATCAATGCCATCAACGATCTACGTTCTATGCTAGAGGCTAAGCCAAACGTTATGCCTGCTACAGAGAATAAGTTACGTGAAATGCTTGACTTATATGATACATACAAGAATGAGCGTAAAGCGTTAGATGTAATTAGCGGTGGAACATTCCTAGCACAGATGCTCAAGGATGACACCATCGTAAAGATGCGTCAATTATCAGAGTTCAATGAAAACACAAAGAGTGCATACAATGTTTTGTTTGCCTCGCTGTTAGGAGACTAAATTGGCAAGAACTGCTGAAGAGGCAAGAGCGCAGGCTGAAGCCGCAGCCAGAGCACGGACTGTTGGTGCCGAACAGAATGCAGCCGTCGCAGGCGAAGATACATTCACAGCATTTGCTAAGGGTCTAAGCCAAGCATCTCCTACTATCCGCGCCAAGATTGCACAGCAACTTAAAGATGCTGGAATCTATCGTGGCAAAGTAAGCGGTGAATTTAATAACCGTTTTTATGATGCTTTGATTCAGGCAGAAAAGAAACGCGCTGAACTAGCCACTGTTATTGATGTTCCTGACCGCTTTAATTTTATTGCTGGTCTAGCCACCGAAGGTGAAGGTGGAGATGGCGGTCCATCAGTCACCGAATCTTTAACTTTACTTACAGATGACAAGGCTAAGGCTTTAATTGATGCTGTTATCCAAGACCAATTAGGTCGTAAGGCTAATGATGCTGAAGTTGCTCGCTATACCAAGTTGGTAAAGAAAGCACAGAAGTCATCTCCTACTGTAACTACTTCTCAGAAGGTAGGCGGTAGAACAAAAGTTACAACAACTGGTGGCTTTGATGCTGGACAGTATCTGCTAGATCAGGTATCTGGAACAGATGAAGGAAAGGCTAATAAAGTTCTTGGCTTCTATGAGACATTTATGAGAGCGTTGGGTGCTGACTAATGGCAATAGATGTAGATAAACTCATTGCAGATACCAAGGCTAAGCAAGCAGAAGCCAAGAAAAATGCTGTAACGGCACGTGCTGAGGCAGAAAAAGATAGAACCACTGCTAAGGCTGCTGCTGAATCTAAGGTTAAATCTGACTATGCTGATACTTTAAGACCACGCCTTGAAGATTACGAAGCCCGTCTAAAAATTTACGCCAATAGAATTGCTCGCGGAGATAAACTTGATACCGTTGAACAAAAAGAATTTGATAGGTTAGTTAAAGAATACAAATCTGTTAGCACTGCTATTGACAAAGCCGTTAAAGATTCTTATGACATCGTAGTAAAGGCTCGTAAGACTAGAGCAGAAGAGGCTACGAAAGATAGAACTAAGCCAGGTGCTACTAAAGTTACTACTGGTCCTACTGGTCCAGTGACTCTTCAGGCTACAAAAACTGCTGAACAAACAGCAAAAGATGAAGCAGATATTGCAGCAGGTAAGGTTAAAGGCAAGATGCCTAAAACACCTACAGGTGATGGCACACTTACTCCATCTGGTAAAGCCATTCCAGGTTCATTTGACCCTGCATTGGTTCGCGCTGGGGAAGAAGTAGATAGACCTGGAAGCCCAAACATTCCACCAAAGTCTCAACGCGATCTTGAATCTTTATTAAGACAGACAGAGTTTTGGTATGACCTACCTGATTATATCTTCAAGACAGTTCCAAAACTTGGAGAATTACTTGTCAAGGCTGTCAATGAAGGTTGGGATGACGATAAGTTCTTATCTCAAGCCAAACTAACTACTTGGTGGCAACAGAACTCAGCGCCTATCCGCACTCGTATTATTGCTCGTGCTAAGTTCAATGAACTTCAAGCAGGCGGTCAAGATGCTTCTAAGACTGAATACGCTATGGATACCGCTACTATCAAGCGCAGTGTCCAAGCACGTGCTCGTCAATTAGGCTCAAACCTTGATGAGAATGCAATAAATCAAATTGTTGCTCGTATCTATGATGGCTTTTTAGAAAATGATACTGTAGCCATTGATTCATTTATTGCTCCGTATATCGGTAAGGTAACCAGCATTGTAGGCACAGGAACTGGTATGCAACCTACTGGTTATACTGGACAAGCCTTACAGAACTATCAAGCCTTACAAGCAGTAGCCAAGGCTAATGGCTTAGGTATCAAAGATATTCTTCCAAGACTATCAGTATTACCAGGACAGAATCTTGATGATGTAGTTCTACAGAAATTAGCCACAGGAGAGTTAGATATTAACCGACTTGCTCAAGACGCTCGTATGATTGCAGCGCAGGGTAGTCCAGACTATGTTAAGAATCTACTCCAGCAAGGTTATGATCTAGAACAAATCTATGCTCCATACAAGAATGTTATGGCACAACTTCTAGAACTTAACCCAGATGAAATTGAACTTAACGACAACACCTTACGCTCTGCTATTGGTCAAGATAGAGAAATGAATGTCTATGACTTTAAGAAAGCGCTCCGTAAGGATAGTCGCTGGCAGTATACAGAGAACGCCCGTGAAGAAGTTGCCAATTCAGTTCTTGGCGTACTTCGTGACTTTGGATTCCAGGGGTAATAATGGCTGACGAACGAGATAGATTACGTAGGCAACTTGGACTAGCACCGTTACCTACTACAAGTACTGCTCCTGTAGTTGATGAGCGTACTCAACGTGCTGCTATGGCAGCAGCATCAGCAACCCCAACGCCTATAGCAGTAGAGCCAAAGCGTTATTACAATTATTACACTGGCGAGTATGTAGATGACCCAAGTAAAATTAAGCCTCGTACTGGTATGGGTGGTCCTGAATCTGGTGGCGGAACAATTCAAGTTACTGCTGATGCTGGTGGCAAAACAGTAACTTCTGTTACCTATGAAGGCACTGGTAAGAACAGAATAAAGATAACAAAGTATTCAGATGGAACTGAAACTAGAGAAGCAGCCCCTGAAGAAGTCGGAGGCGGCGCACCAACACTAGTATCTACTTATACAGATCCTGTTACTGGTGATGTAATCGCTGTATATTCTGATGGCACCACAAAAGTATTATCAAAAGGAACTAAACTATCAGATGCTGCTACAGCAAAAGCAGCAGCAGACGCTGCAGCAAAAGCAGGTCGTCAATCTGCTTATGATTTACTATTTCAGCAATTTGATGCCTATGGCCTTGGAGCCTTAGTCAGTCCACTAAAAGGACTTATTGAGTCTGGTATATCTCCAGCAGAGTTTACTATTAAACTACGCGAGACTGATGCCTATAAGAAACGCTTTGCTGCTAATGCACAACGCATTAACAAAGGTTTACGTGCTTTATCTGAGGCAGAATACATTGGCCTTGAAGACCAGTATCAAGATGTAATGCGCCGTTATGGTCTACCAACATCTTATTATGCTCGCGGTGATATGGGTCGCCAAGAAGGATTTGAGAAGTTTATTGGTGGAGATGTATCACCTGTTGAACTAGAAGACCGCGTTCAGACAGCACAACGCAGAGTTCTAAATGCTGCACCACAAGTCAGAGATGCTCTTACACAATTCTATGGAGCAGAGATTGGCAATGGCGATATCTTGGCTTATGTTCTTGACCCTGAAAAGGCTATTGAGAATATCAAGCGTAAGGTAACTGCTGCTGAAATCGGAGCAGGTGCAATGCAAGCAGGTCTTGCAACAGGTGTTGCCAGAGCAGAAGAACTACAACGCTTTGGCGTTACTGGAGAACAAGCACGCACTGGTTACCAAGCAATCGGTGGATTCCTACCACGAGCATCACAACTTGGCGACATCTACGCTAAGCAAGGAATGGGTCCATTTACTCAGACCACTGCTGAAGAAGAAGTCTTTGGTACAACAGGTGCTGTAGAAGCAGGTAGAAAACGCAAACAACTTGCTCAACTTGAACAAGCGCAATTTAGTGGTTCCGCAGGAATTACTGGTGGCGCACTAGCCCGCGAACGCGCAGGGCAATACTAAGCCTGCTAACGGGACGACTGGTCCGTTAGAGAGATATCAAAACCAGGAGTAGAAGCCATACAGAAATCCCCCAAGTCTGTATGAGGTCTAC